CACTGTCATCCCACTTGTCCGGCGTGGGCAATGGCTCATGCTGTCGAAAGAAAGGTCTGTTTGCCATATCAATCACCCGCTATATCCGCAACGGTCATGATGCCGCCACAGATGCGCCATACAGGCGAATTCTCCGGCGTTGAGATGATCAGCCTAAACCGCTTTCCACCGCCCGGAATGTGGATGCAGATCGGTTTGGCCTCACGATGGTAGTACTGCTCGACCTCTAGCAGCGGATGAATTCGTACCGTTTTCTCACGGCGCTTGTTGTCCGTGTCCAATGTAATCGTCAAATCCACCGGATCAGTCTGCACTTCGGGGGTCAAATATATTCTGAACGGGCCTTTCCGCATATCTTGGTAATTCAGGTTGTTCCACGGCGTAACCCACTTCGTTGCCGCTGTGCTGGCCTCGCCCGTCAGCCATGCGTCTTCTTTGTACTCCCACATGAAGCCCGGCGTAGTAGAGCTGGTGAAGTACAAGTTATTCTCGCCGCCCAGCCAGCTTTCAACCTTCAGGTCTGTCCGCAGCAGCCATGTGCCGTCCACAAGGCTATAGATCAGCACGGCATTGCAGATTTCGCTGCCGTCAATCGGAATAGCGATATAGTACTTGTTGTGCCACAGACACGCGCAGGACTGGTTCATGGCGCTGATATTGAGCCGATGCCATACGTCTGCGCACGTCTGCTGCTGAAACGGATTCACGGTGTTGCCATCGTAGTACGCCACACCCTTGTCCGTCAGCATATAGATGCGCTCGGCATCCACAGTGATGGTGTTCGGGTACGCCGTGCCGCCACCATACTGCTCTTTGAACACATACTCACCGGGGTCTGTTCCCAGCACGCGCCATACCTTTGTGCGCTTGAATGCGATCATCTGAGAGCCAAAGGCTTTCAGCGCAACGAACACGTCGCCATCCCACGAAGGCTGGTTGATCTGCCCGCCGCCGTCTTCGGGGATTTCGACCACCGGTGTCCAGTCCGTGGGATCATACGGCTTTGAGTAGTACAGCGCGTCCGGCTCATCGATGACGGCACTGCCCCAAATCCGCTCGGCGTACCGTTCGATCACGCCAAACTTCGCCGGTGTTGTCACGGCCTCAAGGGTCATGTCATCGCCTCTCAGCAGGAACATACCGTCCAATGCATTGGAGATCAGCAGGACGTCCACGCTGTCCTCTGCCTGATCAGGGTTGATCTCATAGGTCACCCATGACCATACATTGGACTGGAACAGCGTCAATCCTTCCGGCATTTCAACAGGCCACCATGTTCCGTTCTCCTGATAGTAGATCAGCCCGCCGACAGCCGCGACGATGATCTCCTGCTGCCCGTCCGTCCACCGCCGGTACATTCGCATCAGCGTCTCTATGGGGTTGTCTTCAAACCCCGGTTCAATCTGCACGGGCTTGGCGAACGGTTTCAGCGTACCGCCCTGCGTATCCATGTTCTCGGCTTCCACCGCATAGCGCGGATCGGCGTTCATGACATCGCCGTATTGATTCAGCCCAAGGAAGCCGGGGATGCGGCAATCCGCATCATAGGCGTTGATCGTATTGAAGTTTGCCATACCGTCACCTCGGTATGCCGTGGAAGTGACGGATATCCAGTACCGGCTTTCCAGTCCGGTCTACCAATCCGTCACCGTCCTCATCGCCCTGCACGGCCTCGCCGCCGCTGTTCAGAATCTCGGCGATACCGTCATTGAAGGCGTACAGATAAGCCTGTCCACGGTTCTGCTTCTGCGCATTGCCATTGCGATACATACACCATGTGGCCCAGTCGCACAGAAGTTTGTGGTAGCGTTCCGGGATGGCAGGCACATCATTGTCGGATACAAGCCACGGGAAATCATCGCTTCCGACATGAACCTTAGCCCACGCGTATATCAGCTTATCGTAGCCTTCATTGACGTACGTCATCAGATACGGGAGATAATCACGCACATCTTCCGGTTCCATGTCCATGAATTGGTGCATGATGAAGTCTTTGATTTCCTGCACTTTCACCGACATTCACCTCACAGATTGGGATACTTGACCTTCAGCGCCTCAAACACTTCAACCGGCACTTCGACGTAATCGCCGCAGCGGATCATCGTGGTCTTGCCGTTGATCGTAACGTGCTCAAACTGATCGCCGCCAAAGGCATTGTCCTCGTTCTCAATCTTGGGAATGCGGATACCAACGACGGTCTTTTTCTTTTCAGCCATAACTGACTCCTTTCAACGGAAAGGGGCTGCCCACACGGACAGCCCCATTGTGTTAGTTAAACTCAGGCCGAAGCACCGGATTCAACACGGACAATGAAATCGTCCTGAAGAATGACGGTGGTGAAGCCGTTGACCTTCCAGCCAATGGAACCGCGCTGGTTGAGCGGGTCATCGGAGCCAGAGGAACCGGGTTCCTTGACAATGACCTGAACGTTGCCGCCGCCCGCCAGTTCAACAGAACCAAAGGCATCAGCACCGTAGATCAGGGTAGAGTAAACGGGATCGCCGCTGGTAGCACCGCCGTACGCAGCGATGGTAAAGCCCGCCGCCGTCGTAACCAGCGCGGCATCATCCCAACGCAGAGTGACCTTCTTGTTAGGCACATCAATGCGCTCGATGCAAACCGGATGCGCAACATCAGATACAATGACAGCGCCCATCTTGCCAGTCAGTGCGCGGGCCTGATCTTCGGTCAGCGTCGTAGAAAAGTCTCCGGTGCGGGTTTCGTGAACGTAGTTCTTGACGGCAAGGTTCGTAACAGCAGCGATATTGTTGCCGCCCTCAAACAGCGCGGTCTGCGCCTCGAAGGTCTTGGCATTCGTGGACTCGAAAAATTTGACCTTGTAGATCGTGCCAAGTTCGTTCTGCTGCACAGCGGCCTTGTCCTGATACTTCGCAACGTCAACCCACATGGTGTCGCTGGTGAGATCGTGGACAACGTCCGGGTGGACGATGGCATGATAATAGCCGTCACCGCAGGGCTTAACGTTATTCCTCTTCAGCGTACGGACGGCTTTCTTGATCTCGTTGTAGTTCAGGATATCGGACGTGGTCAGCGCGGCACGGGAAGTCTTGTTGTTCACGTACTGCACGTTCAGGCCAGTGTTCAGCTGATCGCGGGCAACGGTGTCCAGCGTCAGCGCAGCCTGATCGGAAAGCAGCGTGGCGGCTTCCTTTGAGATGTTGTCGATCTGATACAGATTCAGTTCATCGGTCATAGTCACATAGCCGCCGTACGGCTTGACCATCGCGGTGAAGCTGGTCATGTTCAGGTTCTGTCCTTCCGGCGTGACACCCTCGGCCAGCGGGGCCGTGATAGCGGGCATCGGGTCAAACTTACGGAACTTTACGCGCTTGCCATTGTTCAGCGGCAGAGTACGCTTCTGAGCGTCCATGCTGTGAACCATAGCGGGCTTCATGTTCTCAAGAAGAGTGCGCTCGATAAACTCTTCGAGCACGGAAGGGCGAAGGCCCGCGCTAGTGGTTTTCTGAATGTTGTCGTAAACAGCCATTGTTCATTCTCCTTTTAATCAGCTCTGAACCGGCTGCCCGAATCAATACGTCGGTTGAGTTCCTTCCATTGCTTCTCTGTCATGTTACGGATAGAGACTGGCTCGTTCCTCGCACCATTGGCGTTTCGAATCGGGGCCGGTGCTTTGGGTTTGGATTCAAGCGAATCCGCTACGTCATAGAAATCCCATTCCCCGCTTGCCAGCCGTCGCTGGATTTCGGGGTCTTGGTTGTACGCCGCCATTACATCAAGCCCACGCGTTGACTTGATCTTAGCGGCCTGTTTGGCAAGCATATCTGCCTTGGCCTGAACAACTGGATCAATCTCCGGCTGATCCTGTTCCTGCTGAGTGGTGGCCTGCGGTTGATTCTCAACGTGCGTGCCGCCCTTAAGCTGCAAGTACTCTTTGGCGGTATCCAGCGATTTAAACTCGCCAGCCCGCACCAGTTCCTGCGCTTGGCGTTCCAGCCGCTCACTTTGCAGTTCCTGAATCTGCCGTTCGTACTGTTCCAGCTTGGCCTGTGTTTCCGCTACCGCCTTGTTGACGGCATGGGCAATGCGCTGTTTAAACCAGCCCGCGTCTTTCGGCTCGTTCTGTTCAGCCGCCTCGCCCTGCGGTTCCTCCGTTACAGCGGAGATCGGTTCGCCTTGCGCCTGCTGCGCGTCGTCCGCAGCGCTCACTTCGGCTAGTTCAACGACCGTGTTTTCCGTGTCTGCCATAAAGCCCTTTCCGTCCGTGAAATCGCGGACAGTCGTGTATTGTGCCGTGAAATCGCGGCACACTTAACCGCTTGCGCGGATTAAGCCATCATCGGGTATTCAGTACCCGTAGCGGAGATCGCCGCCTCTTCACGCGGCTGTGCCACGTCCTGAGACGAGCCGCCGGTACGCGCACCCAAGTTCGCCATGCTGGAAACCAGCTGGTTCTTGACGCGCTTCAGCGAAGCGTTCTCCTTGCTCATCTGCTCCATCTGTGCGCCCATCTGTTCCATCTGCTGCTGCATCATCTGCATCTGCTGCTGCTGGGCCTCTGCCGCCTGAATCGCGGGCAGCATCCGGTCTTTCGCCTCGATGTTCAGCATCGAAAGCAGAACACTAAGCGGGAACGGCTGCTGTGCCTGTGCGCTCATCGTGTACATCTGCATCAGCATCTCGTTCTGCTGGTCAATGCGCAGCGGATTTTTATTGTTAATCTCAATCTGCACGACGTACGGCGGCGGCGGTACAGCGCCCTTGCCCTTGCGCCCGAACATCTCTTTCAGGTCAATGCTCACGGTACGCGTACTGCCGTCATTGCCCGTGATCAGCGCCACGCGCTTGTCATCGTAGAACTGGGCGATCAGCCACAGAATCTGTTCCGTGGCATGTTTAAAGCCAGCCTTGAGCGATGTCGTTCTCAGCTGGCTTATCTTTGAACCCGTTTCCTGAAGTGCGATAACGGCTTTGCCGGATGCGTAGTCGCTAGGCAGCACGCCGCGCATGACAGACGAAACACCAGCGTCCTGCTGGAGGTTCATCTGCATCTGCTGCATCTGCTGAATCGTCACGCTGTTCAGCGGTGCGTGACTCAGCCATGCCCAGTTCAGGCCTTCCTGAATCGCGTCGCCCTCAATCATGTCCTGCGACCAGTCAGCCAGCGCCTCGCGGTCAATACCGCTGCCGCGCCGCACCAGCATCCGGCCCTTGCTGGACATTCTTAGATTCGTGTCGATGTACTTGGCGTATTTATTGATGTACTGCATCATGGGTCTGAACTCGGACACCATGCCCGTTCCGACCGGACGGCCCTCGATGTAGGAATGTACATCGAAGATAAACGGGTATTCACCGTGCGCGTACACGTCCTCTTGCTTGTACAGAAGAGCACCGCCAGCGAAGTACGCCACATTAATCTTGTACTTGTGCGACCGCGCATCGTACGTCCGATACCAGTACTCAATCAGCAGCGCCCGGCTCTCATCCTGAGAACTGGAGTTGCGCTGGCTCTCCGGCATACCCACGTTGTCGTAGCTGTTCTCGTCTGCTTCGACGTACGCGGACTCATCCGGGTAGTGAGACTGATACCACGACAGCGGATGCCACGACACTTTCATGATGGCGCGTGCGTCCTGAATGTCCTCGGCCTGTGGGTCATAAACCATCGCCTCAATGGGCCAGCGAATCAAAGCCACGTCTCCGCGCCCGTGGTTCGCTTCCTGATCCCACGCCACTTGCAGAACAGCCGTGCCAGTCGTGTACAAGTCTTCCATGCGCCGACGGTGAATGATGTCGTAGTTGTTCACGTTGTAGATAACGTGATGCAGCACGTCCTGAAGATCATCTGCCATCGGCTGAAGGTTCGGCGTTTCCGGCACAAGCTTCACTTCGGGCATACGCTCCATCTGCTCGGCAACGCTGTTGTACACCGTGTTCGCCAGCGTGTGCAGTTGCAGCGTTTCGCCCTGTTCTTTGTGAATCGGCCCCGCATCTTGCTTGGGGTCTTTCAGCCGCAGCACCTCGCGCATCTCCCGCGCCTCGTCATGGTAGTTGCGTATCTCACGCTCCCACGCATCAAGGCGGGTGTATACCTCTTCTTTCAGCTCTTTGTCCTCGTCGGACAACGGCTGCGGGCCGGTAACAATCCGGCTGAGTTCTTTGTCTTTCATTCACATCACCTACCTAGAGAGTGGGTCATAAGGTTTGTATTTCGGCGGGATCTTACGGCGCGCCGCCATCGGATGCTCCATCAGGAAGTACCGCGTCGCATCGTATTCGTGGTCTTCGGCCTCGCTGTCCACGTCCTCCGGTTTCGTCTGCGAGTACGGCAGCGTAGGCACAGTCCGTATCCAGTCCTTGCAAGTGTTGAAGATGTACATCATCGGACGATCATCCTGTTGGAAGCGCATCCGCTCATGCACTTGCATTAAACCGGGCAGACGAGTGTGGTCAGCCGGTGAGAACAGCACACCCTTGTGTCCGTTCTCAGGCCGCATCTGATCGGCTACCGAATCGCCACGGCTCTGGTCAAAGATAGCCGGGTCAGCGACGCGTATCACATTCAGGTTATCCCGCTGCTCTTCTTTCTCCCGCTCGACAATCCCCTCGGCAATCTCGCGGGGTGTCAGTTGGAGGCCGGTATTCGGCTGGTTCGGTTTACAACCGTACCACTCTTTGTACAAGTAACACCGCCCGTCAGGGTCGACCGTCCACCATTGCACCGCAAAGGGCTTGGTATAGCCGTGGTCAAACGACATATAGCGGGGCCACCACAGTGGGATATCGAACGGCTCAATGACGTGCGTGTGGAACTGGTCTTTGTAATGTTCCGGCGCGTTGACGAACTCGGTGAAGACTTGACCTTCGAAGGAATCCCAGTCACCATTAAGTAAAGCCCGACGCAATGCATCAGGCTTTTGCTCCAGTTCAAACAAGTAATCGTCAGTAATGTGCGGGTTCTCCATCGCCAGCGCGGGAATGTATTGCGTCTTAATCTTGCGCTCACGATGCAGCGCCTCGGAGAAGATCGTCTGCGTCTGAATCGACATATACGGCCCCGCGTCCACGAACAGGGCTTTCACCCAGCCGTGACCGATGTTGCCGGGGTTCGATGCAGACCGGACAATCGGCGTGACACCCAATCGCTTTGCCGCACGAAGACGGGTTTTCAAGAAGTCATAGATTTCTTTTTCAAACGCCGTCAGTTCGTCAAAGTACAAGAATTGGATTTCAATACCGGAATAATTAAAGCGGTCAGCCGGGTTCTCGCAATGACGGAACAGTATCTTTGATCCGTTCATCAGGGAGAACTCATGCCGCCCCGCATTGTATTTAGCTAGGGATTTCGGATACGAAGCCATTGCTTCTTTGATGTCCGTGTCTTCCAGTTCACGGTACGTCCGACGGAACATGACCGCCGTGGTTTCCGGGTATTGAAGACACCGGAACAGCGCATCCATCACCAGCGCTTTGGTTTTGCCACCACCGGCGGCACCACCGTACAAAACCTCGTTGGCTTTGGAAGCGTGGAACATCCGCTGCTTCTCCGTCGGTTGGTAGTTAATCGTGATGTTCATAACTTTCTATTTTCACGTCTATCAGGAAAGTTAGTCGATCAAAATGATCTTTTCTTTCCCCCAGTCCCGCTCGACGATCATGATATCCTCGACTTGGCATTGTTCCGCACTCCCGTAGTCCGTAAGCCGGAACACTTCCAAGTCATCAGCATCGTTCTCTTCGATGTACTGGATCAGTTCCGCGCCAGTCATGCGCTCACCTCGTCACTCTTCATCCGGCGTGCCCATCTCCGGCATACCCTCAACTTTTACCGTGATCGTGTTCTGCTCTTCGCCCATGATCTGCGGGCCGTATCGGTTCGCCAGTTCTCTCGCAGCGCCCTGGGCTACCCACGGGTTTTTGTTGTCCATCTGTTTGTCGAACAACGCCATCGCCCGCGAGTACCGCGGCAGCGCCTCTTGCTTGCACAGCTCTTTATAGCATCTGTCGAACTCTTCTTCTTTCGTCCAACTCAGAATTTTCTGATACGCCTTGTTTACTTTGCTTTCATATTCCGGGTCAGTCGGATTCAGCTTGAATACCTTGATTGCCGCTTCTTTGTAACTAAGCCCTTCAAAGATGCAGCGTACAGCATGGTACTTCATGGAGTTCATGTGGTATTTGGTTCTGATCATTGTCATCCCTCCTTTCTCGCTATGTTCAAAAAAATTAAGTGGGGGTTATTCCATCATCCCCATGGTGAAGTTATATATATACTCCAATCAGGACGGGACTCCGATTTCCAATCTGTGACCCCCCATCACCAGGCAACCCCCATACACCCCGGGGGTAAGAGGGTGAAGCGGAGGGCAGCACATAGTTTTTTAAAGTGAGCACTCATCATCACTAATAACTTTTTTAAACAGCTTGGTTAGTCAACGGGTTTATATCCTGTGAACATTCTAATAATAACTAGATAATCTAAGAGTCATGTTAGATTCGTGTGATATTCTTCCAGCTATTCTCTATTGATCTACTGTCTATTGCTGATGATGTACTGAAGCTGTACCAAGTAGGGGGAAGGTAGACTCACAAGAGAAGTCAACATAGTGTGTTAGTGTCAGTATCTTTCCGCATTACTCTTCGCATCTAGTATTGATTACTAGATTATCTAGTTATTATTAAAAGAAGATCTAGTACTAAAATCTAAGATATTAATATGAAAGAATTTCTTATAGTTAAGATAAAGATTATAAGAATATTTAATGGCTATGGATATAAAAAAAGAGAGAGAAGAAACCGTCTCTCTCTTTCTCTTTTGGTTCTTTTCTCTTTCTCTCGCGTTGGGCTTTGCCCAAGTATATTCTACCACGCTTGTCAAGTGCATAACTAGTACATAAAAGTGCATAGCTAGTGCATAACTAGTGCATAACTGTTGGCTGTTGTGAAAAGAAAATTTACACGCTGTGCGCGTTGTCGTGTCATCCGATGACGTGCGCTTCTCCACCTGATGACGTGCGCACCGGATGACGTGCGCTCTTCATGGCCTGCACCTGGTGCGGCGGGATCGTGGCCCGCAGCGCGGCCTATTCCCCTACGGGGAACCCTGGAGAAAATGTGTCGCTTCATTATATGCCGTGGGCCGCAAAAAACTTTTTGAAAAAATTTGCAAAAACCTATTGACAGGTCATCCCTGCATGTGATACCTTATGGGCACAGGGATGACCTACACGACCGAAACGAAAGGAGCGCTAAACCATGAAGAAGACCTACACGCTGAAGCTAACAGAGGAGCAGATCAAGGTTATCAACGGAGCACTGAATGCCGACTATCACAAGCTGCAGAAGGCAGTTGAAGAATCCACCGACGAAAACCTAAAGGACTACTGGAACCGTGAGTTCCGCAAGACGGCCGACACGATAGACATCATCTTCTCCCAGTACTACAACCGCTGACCCCGTCTGATGATGGCCCGCCGGTCACGGGCCGAAACGCTGGGAAGCGTCACGGGAAACCACCTACCACCTACCACAACCAACGACATGAAAGGATGGACACCATGGAAAAGATTCACATCACGATGCACGACGCTGACCATAAGCTGTGCGGCATTCAGTCAATCAACACTTCGATTAAGTGCAACCCCATTTGTGTGGGCCGCATCCGTAAAGCAATGGAGACCGGAGACAACGATTGTATTTGCCTTTCCTGCTATGCTGATTATCAGTTGAACTACAAGGCAAGCCTTCAAAAGGCCCTGACGGAAAACACCCGCATCCTGACGAGCCGCGACCTGACCGACGAAGAAATCGCAAGCATTAATCTTTATACCAGGTTCGTTCGGATTGAGTCTTTCGGCGACGTTCAGAATGTGACGCAAGCGAAAAACTACATCCGCATCATGTACGCTAATCCGGATATCGGCTTCGGCGTTTGGACTAAGAATTACGGGATTTGGTTCATGGCCTTTAACGCTTTGGGCAAGCCGGAGAATTGTTCCTTCGTCGTCTCCTCTGTCCACCTAAACAAGATCGATTCTTTCCCCGCAAAGTACAGTCATTACGTTGATCACGTCTTCACCGTCTACGACGTAGAGGACTACGACGCTTTGGAAACCAGCGAAGATTACACCCTGTGCGCCGGTGTCCAATGCAAGGCCTGCGGCTATAAGTGCTACAAGAAGAACACGCCGCGCAACGTCTTCGAAAAGATTCGCGGTAAAAAGAACCGTCACAAGATGCCGGAACTGAAACCGTTCTAAAGCCTGCCTGATGATGAAGGGGCGGCACCCCTTCGAAACGCTGACAGCGTCGCAGGAAGCCAACCACCTACCAAGAAAGGACGGAAGCCCATGAAGTACTTTGACATTGAGACCGGGGAGATTGTGACAGAAGAGCAACTCCGCGAAACGTTCGAAGCATTGAAGGCTGAACAGCCGGAAGAGTATGACTTTGATTTCAAAGTGTACCGCAACAATTGCACCAGCAAAAACGGTGCTTTGGTTCCCGTCTACGAAAGGAGTAACAGCAATGAAGACTAAGCTTGGAAGCATCCCGGAAGTAACCGTCTGCCGCACGTCGATTGAATGTGCATTGTGGAACGTAGAAAAAGATTTGCTTTGGAAGTACGGAACACAACAGGCCAAGCAAGACATGGCTCCGCTTGAATGGTACATCAGCACGGGCCGTGCTTCGGTTGATTTCATCCGTCACTTAATCTATGCAAAGCCTTTCATGGTTGCGCGTAAGCTGCACAAGGGTGGGTCATACGATGAAGTGATCGAGCGTGTCAAACAGTACATCATGAAGGAGTGATAATATGATTCGTCGTTTCGTTGTCCTGTTCCTGATGCTTGCCGTCTTCATGGGCGGCAGGCTGACAGGAATCCACCACGCGCTTACCGATTGCACCGTCGAGAAGGCCCCGTATTTGGTTCTGATTCATTTAGATGGACAAACTATCGCCCACTATACAGAGGCTCGTTAAAACGCATTCTAGACCCCTTTATGAATGTCTTGACAACACACCTTATAATGGACTTGGAAAGAGAGGTACACCCCACATGAAGAAGGCTGAAACTTTAATCCGTTCCCTGAGTTCTGAATTGCTCCCCAACAACCACCCGATCCCTGGAACGAAACAATGGATATTCAAGCAGTACACGACCGACGACCTGACCGAAGCGCTGGAACTGCTCAAAGGCAGAGAAGAAGAGCAGTCCACCCCCAGCATCCGCAACTGGATCACGAACGAGCTAGAGCGTCGGGGGTGATTCGGATGACAACTGATGCCCGCAAGAGAGCGAACGCAAAGTATGATGCGGCGAACACGAAGCGCATCACGGTTAAGCTGAACTTCAACACCGACGCAGATATCCTTGCCTGGTTGGAACAGCACGACAAGGCACAGACCGCAATCAAAGCAGCGATTCGTGAGCAGATCAAACGTGAAACCACAAAGAGTACAATCAGCCCCCGCCCTTGACCGGCGCGGGGTTTTCCCCTATAATGGATTCCGTGATCACGCTGCCCACTGCATCGTCGTTCACCCCTGAAGACATAGAGAAAAGCGGCCCTGATGCAGACCGCTTTTTTCTATGCCCTTTGATTTTTGGGATCGCGTTTTTCATTTCGTCAAGCTGCCCTTTCGCTTGACTTCTCGTTTCAACCATTCCAAATCTTTTTTCTTCAGAATCTCAGCGACTGCTTGCTTTGCATTCCGGTGGACGTAATACAGACTGCGCCCGTTTGAGTAGCCCATCTCTGTTTGAATCTGTCGCCAGCTATGACCGCACAGATACCGTAACTGCAACAGCTTGCGCTGCCGTTGGTTCGGCACCTGGTCAATCGTCCGTGAGATATCGTCAACCAATTCCGACAGTCTCAGAATCTCACGCGTCAGCTTCCGGTCTATGTCCGCAATCTGAACAGCCGTGCTTTCGATCTTGCTGCCGGATGACGGTGCGGCGGGCATCCCGTCCATGTTCGGTGTGATACCCGTGGCGATATCCAACAGCCGCTGCCGTCGTTCAATCAGCACCGTGAGCTTTTCCTCTGCTTCGAATGCCTGGTTCAGATACTCGGTTGCATTCATCATGAATTCAATCTCTCCATCCAGCGCAGATACTTCTGCCGTTTGGTTTGGTTCGCCGCTTTGAATCCCTCAGACAGAGTCAGGTCAACGACTGAGTAGCACAGCATGACATCGGCCATCTCTTCGATCAGGGCTTGCTTGCACTGGTCAATCGTCTTCGGTGTTGGGTTCGATCCATCAATCGCCCGTCTCAGTTTCAGCGCGGCTTGCGACAACTCGTTTGATTCCTCAGCCAGCATACAAAGCAATTCGGTTTGCGCCAGTTCTTCGGGTATCAATAGCCCGTCACTTCCTTCCCTTGTACTCAGCGAATGTCTTGACCGTATTGAAGATGGCCTTGTCATTCACCCATCGTGCAAAGTCTCTCTGTTCCTGCGGTGGTTCAATGTTGTTGGTGAAATCTCTGTATGGTTGAGCAAAGGGTTGTGCTCCCAACTCCCTCAGTTTCAGAACACGGCGTTCTGCCGATGGGATATCCTGCACCAATACATACACGAACAACCGCCAAGGTTTCATGCCGTATGTCTTTAGTCTGTCTGCCGCAGTCAGCACGACATCCAGCATGGCATCCGTGTCCGCACTCATTCGGATGAAGCTGATCCACTTCAGCCGTGACAGCATCTTCGCAACGTCGGGCGTGATGAGTCGGGCATCCAGCCCTTGGTTGAAATCCACTCTCACGTCCACCCCCCCCATGCTATTTATTTGCTCTAGTCCATGCGGGCAAGCAAGAACGTTGTTGTCCATGAAGACGATGTCTTTGCTGTCGGGCCGTTTGATTTCCTGCCATGTTCTGTACGGTCGGATGCTTCCTTCCTTCTTCGGCACTACGCACCACGGACACTTGCGTATGCATCCCCTTGTCAGGAATCCAATGGCATGATTACAGTTCGGATAGATTGAATAGTCAGGGAATAGCTCGTCTATCTCCGGCGGCAGTTCGTCATAGATTCCATAGCCCGTACCACCTTTGATTGTGTCAGCCGGAAGGTATGGATTCTCAGGCGTGAAGGTGAACACCTTAGAGCTATAGACTCTGTCGTATGGCATCATCGGAATCCACCACTCAACCTCATCGCCCCGCTGTTTATGCCATGCAGATATCTTCATCAGCGCAAGGTTGGGAAAGCTACCGCCGTCGGAATCATGCAGACCCACTCTCATTCTCTAGCTTGTACCTCGCATAGTTCACCGGCTCACCGTATCTGTTCCGGCTCCGCTCCGTCACTTTGGATATCTTGTACCCGGCTTTTCTCAGATCGCCGATCCGTGCAGCCAGTCTAGTGCAGGAGAATTCACGGATCGCATCCATCGCCGTGATGCTGCCAACGTCAGTCATGTACCGTAGAATCCGTTGTGTCTGTGTCATCGTTCTGCTCCTTCTTGATCCGTTCGTCTTCAATCATCATCTCGTTCATCCAGTCTGATGCGTATACTGTCGGCGCGTTCCTGATGAGCGCCTCGGCAAAATTCAGACAGAACAGTTCCGTCATTTTCCGGGTGCTTTCGAAAACACTGTCTCCCTCTATCGTCCTGTTCTCAAATCCTAGGTCGGCGATGTGCATCAACAGCGCGTCGGCATCAATTAAGCGCATCCTTCTGCTCCTTCTCAATCATCGTTATGATTCGTCCATCTGATTTGATGATCTCATATAGGTCTGTCAACTCGACGTAGGATACCGAATCGTCCAGCATAGCTTGAATGTGTTCGACCTTTGGTATGTTAAAAAACAATACCATCATGCAGGATATACAGGCTCCAATTATAAAGCCACCGATATCTTCACAATTGAAAAGCAGTACAATTCCGCCAAAGATTCCAACCGTCAGTAATAAATTGAAGAACAACAAGATTGCTATGCTCGATCTTGTCCACGCCATATATGTGTTTAAGATTGTCACTCCGTCCACGGCACAGCCTCCCTCTGTTCGTCTGTCGGTTTAGCTGACCAGCAACGCCAGCTCTTACCACAGAGATGCCACGACATGGGATAACTATCATCTACTCCAAATGCAAAACATATCCAGTCTGCATCTGACTCTCCATTATCAACAAGGCATACTGTCGGCTGTAGATACTTTGTTTCCAGCCAAACCACTTCATACTCATCCCTAACCTCTTCCAGCGTCAGCACTCTCGGCTCTGTTGCGTCCAATGCCTTTACGGCAAGCTCAAACGCTTCGATCAAATCCTCTGTTGGAATCTTCTCCCCGTCAGTCCAGTAGAAATTACAGTCATATTGGTTGATGATTCTAATTGCTTCTGAATTAGTCATCCCACTTCACAGCCTTTCTTTGCTCCTCTGTCGGTTTGGATGACCAACAGCGCCACGTCTTACCGTACCAATCATTTTCAAATGTACTTCGATACCCTGCGAAAGGAATCGCGACGAAGAACGTTAGGCTCTTGTTAGAAAACTCAGGAAATGTGGGAAACAATCCATTGCAAAATAATTCCAACCATATAGCCCCGTCTCGAATGTACTGTAACTTCTTTACTTCTTCCAGCGTCAGCACCCTCGGTTCTTGATCCTTCAGCATCTTAAGTGCATCAAAAACGTAGTCCGCATATAGATCATGCTCCATGTGGTCGAAAGCATCCCAAACTTTTTTAAGTCCTTCTATGACTTCCTCGCGTGTGGGATTCCAGCTATCACTCATCGTCAGCACTCCAATCTTCAGGAACGCCGCCGAACACCCGCCCCAAACAATGATCGGGTGTTCGTTCACACTCATACACTCGTTCGCACGACTGGCAGTCTCTGTACCGTCTCAGCCGGTACGCAAGATAATCCCGCTCGTTACACACGTTCTCCAGCGCCCATTCGAAACGGTCGATGATCTCCGTGAGACGCAAGACATATCTATACCAACCACCATGCTGCGCGGCAATATGCCCCATGTGCGCCCTGAATACAGCGTCGTGCGGATAGTCCGTGTCGTAGTCCTTTATTATCGTTTGCCCCGCCCGGTTCAGCAGTTCTTCAATCCTCTTGTCCGTGCTGTTCATTCTCCGCTCCTTTCTTGGCCTGTGCTTTCTCCCACGTTCTCATGCACTTGTACGAACAGACCGGAACCGTGTGATACTTCTTGTCCTCGATGCGCCAATAGTGTTCTTCGGTTCTGCACCGGATGGAAAACACCTCTCCGCATACCGGGCATTTCTGTTGGTGTTCCGTTCTGTCCATGAAGTTATTCTTTTCGCTGGCGTTGTTCTTGTACACCACCTTGAGACCGTACAAGTATGAATCCATCAGCGGTTCGTACCTTCTCCCCATTGGTTACCCTCCTTCGTACGGGGCGGGCGAACCGTTGTTAAGCTTTTTGTTTTGCACTTGACGCGAAAAGTTTAACTTGCTGCGGTTCCACTTTGCGACGCGAGTGACACGATTGCCCGCCCCGTACGTTTATTTATCTTCAGAAATGATTATCTCCACCCGTGGTTCTTCAGAGTATCGTTTGATACATCCACCGTTTGTGATCTGTGAATCGTCGTACCACGCTATGCCATTCAAAGCGTCCTGACAGATCTTCAAAATATTGTCTTCGTCCGCACGCTTAGTGGGCTTGACGATATCCTCCAGCATCAATGCCCTCTGCTTCTGCGGCGTTGAGGCTGGTATCCCGTAGTACGCAATCACTTTGAATCTCAGCGGAACCCCTTTTTCGTAGCGCACGAAGTAGGGGTATGCCGTTCTGAACGCTTCGATCACACGGGCTTCGTAATCCTTGGTCGGCTTGGGCGTGAACGCATGGCCCTGCCGTGTCAGTCTTGGACGATCTTTCCCCTTGGGTTCACCGTAAACGATGAACACAAGGCTTTCCGTAATCTCACCACCTTAACTATGCACTACTCTGCCTTGCTATGCCGTTGCTTTGCTGTGCAGATCAACGCCTTAGCTTTTCAGTACATTGCCGATACGCTACCAGTCCCCGCTCCACCTTGCCGTAGCGATACTGCACTGCACAATGCTTCGCATTGCCATTACTTCACACTGCTCTTCTTTGCCATGACCTTACGTCACAGCACCTCGCCTTTCCTTGCCGACGCAGTACGCGACTTGACCAAACCTCACCCTTGCGCCACGTTGCAGTACTCCACCATGCCGTCGCCTTGCTTCACAATGCCCTGACTACACAATGCCGATGCAATACCTCGCACAACAATACTGTGCCGTTGCTTTGCGAGACTTTACCTCTGCCATACAGAAGCCTGCGGCACTCTACCGAAGCGATACATAACCTGGCTAAGCTTCACCGTCGCCTTGCTTCGCCGCTCTTTGCCTGTGCCCTGCCTTGCGCTGCTTCGCCTTGCCTCCGCGTGGCTGTGCTATACCTTGGCTTAACAATGCAGCACATAGCTTTACCATTACACAGCGGTGCTATACCGTCACACCACCAAGCTCCTCTTCACATTGCCTTTGCTTCATCCTGCTGTACTAAGCCGTAGCCATGCGTAACTGAGCAAAACCCCGACCAAACAATACCCGGCCAAACTACACCATTACGCCGCAATGCTATGCCATGCCCATGCCTCGCTTTGCTCTGCACGACCTAGCTACACCGTTACCATGCTATGCGGGACTTAACCTTACCCCTGCTCTGCTAAACTCGGCGTAACTTAACTACACAGCCACGATGCTTGACATCGCCAAACGGCGCTATACCATCACTCAATGCGCTGGACGATGAAGCTGCCGTGTCCACCATTGCGCCATTGGCCCAAGCCTTTGAATGCACCGTACGTCAACGCCGCTTCAATCGTCTCCCAGGTGATGGCTTTGCTCTTCGGCTTTGCCTCACCGTCAGCTGACGCTTTGGCTTTGGGTGCGCTGTTCTCAATCAGCGTGATGGAGACATCCACATACCACGGTGCATTGATCTGCTCCGAAGATGCCAGCGTAACGCGCGGGCCTTGCATTGTCTCTGCCCGCAGCGGGCGTTCTTTCCATCCGTCCGGTTCCGTGATGACGTGACCGTCGCGCATGATGGGCAAGTACGTCGGGCTAACGAACACCAGGTTATCTACCTTGGACTTCGGTGCCGTGATACCGAACTGGTCTTTCAGCGTGTTCATTGCGGCTTTCAGGAAGCCCTTCACGACGTGGTTGCCGATGACGATATGGCTGTCATCACCATCCCGCAGGAAGACCGTCAGGCCCATCTGCTTCACCTGATCCAGCTTCTCTTTCAGGTCTTCGGGGCTTGGCAGCATCTCCGTCTCCTGCATGGCCTTCTCCAACGTCTCGGCCTTCGCGGCGATGAACTCGGAATGAATCTTGGGATTGACGGGATTGCTTCCAAGAAGCGGGGTAACACCAGTCAGTCTGTAAGAGCGCGTCTCATTCTTGATTTCCATTTTGCGATCTCCTTTTCTCGTCAGGCGTATGTATTATCTACGCCGATGTAAGTCATCTTGTCGGGATTGAACACCATTGCCAGCGAACCGATCTGCCCTTGGCGCTGCTTCGCAACACGCACGGCGATGTACTGTCTGCCGTCACGTTGCAAGACGTTGAACAGATTGATGTCGCCCGGTGCAATCCATGCGTCCGTAGATTTTTCCGGGCGGTGCAGGAACAAGACGTTGTCTGCATCTTGTTCCATGTCACCTGATCCCCGCAACTCTTCCAACGACGGCATGTCTCCGGCGCTGCCTCGTCCGACCTGGGCCAGCGCCAACACGCTGATGTTGAAATCCGTTGTCATGTCCTTTAGTGTCTTAGTGACGTAACCAATGCGCTGATAGTCTGCATCAAACTTCTGCTTGGTACGCATCAACTGCGTGTAGTCAACGACCAGCATATCCAGTCCGTCTCCGTCTACCCGCTGTTGGACTGCGGCTCTCAGATCTTCCACGTCCTTGGTGTTGAACAGGAACGATACGTTATAGCCTTGATAGTAGCCCATCGTCTGCGCCAGTTGCGCCCAATCCTCCAGCGATAACTCTCCGGTTCTCAGCTTGTAGCTGGAAATATCCGTGCCGCTTTGGAAGATGCGTGTGCCGTACTGAGAGGCCGTCATTTCACGGCTGCACACACCCACACGATACCCGGCTTTCGCCGCATTGAGTGCGCACCACATTGCAAAAGCGGATTTGCCAACAGACGGACGCGCACCGATGATCGTCAGTTCACCACGGTGAAAGCCCGTAGTGACGCGATCCAACAGCGGAATACCCGACGGCATTACCGGCTCTTCGCCTTTAGAGCGCCGCTCTAGTGTGCTGTACGTTGCTGCCATCACGTCACCGATGCTAGTCCAGTCGTTGGATACGGCTGTCATGTTACGCAACGACTGACGTGTTGTCTCCAACACGGATGCCGCATCTTGGCTGGACTCCAGTTGATGACGCGCCTCGCTGAGAATGTCATACAGCTTGCGCGCATTGGTTGCTGATTTTAAGATTTCAATGTGCTTATCCAAGGCATACCGCGCACCGATCTGCTCTTGCTTCAGAACGATTGCCATGTTCAGCAGCACGTTCTCTCGGTTGCCGTACAGTTTCCGCAGCGTGTCGGACAACACCACAAGGTCTGTGCTGTCACCCTTGGCGGCGGCGATTGTACGAACGGCGTTGAACAGGCTGCGTCTTTCTTGAGTGGTGAAGTCCGCTTCCGTGATCGTCAGCGCCTTGGCAGACAAGTCGCGGTCTTGAATGAATGCCGCCAGCACCGCACTCTCGGCCTTGTCGTTTACGAAATTCGTGGTAACCAATCAGGCCTCACCTCTCTCTGCGGCTGTGAAGGTGCAATCTCGTCTTCCCAACGCCGCTGGTTCAGCCACGTTGACGGGTTCGGAATGAACTGCCCGTTCTCTTTCTGCCATTGAGCCGAAGCCTTGGCAGTATTGATAGCGTTGATCATCGTTTCCAGCAGAGAATCGTCCGGGTTGATACGGTTAAAGCTTTTCTCTGCCGCACCCTTACCGACTTTCTTCGGGTACGCTTTCCAAAACCGTGCGAAGCGGTCACCAACACAAGGCGCTTGCGCCGATGATGATGTATTGTTTTGGATTGGATTTGGATTGGATTCTAGCGGTGGATCACGGTGACTCACGGTGACACACGGTGGACATATATTCATACTGGAACCGTCTTCCGGAGAAGGGAACTTTGACCGCTTAGTCTGAATGCGCTGATGATTCTCCCAGTTCGTCAGGCACAAGTAGGCTTTCCCGTCAACTTCATAGAGGGAAATACAGCCTGTGATCGACAACTGATGGAGTGCATCCTCAATGCTTTTAAGCGTCACGTTGCTTCTCAGCGGAAAGCAGCTGCCTTTGATAACTGCCGGTCGTGCATCACCGCGTCCGTAATCATCCACATAGACAATCAAACTGATCCATAACCGAAACTGAAAATCTGAAAGCTTGTTTAACTTCGTTGATGTATGTATGCTTTCTTTAATTATCCTGTTCGGCATGAACGATCACCCTTAGAACGGCAACCCGCTGTTGTCATCGGGCATCGGCTGGTACACCGCAAGCTGGTCTTTCTCTTCTTCGGTAAGAAGACGGGGCGCGGGAACCGTGAACTCTCCGCTGCGTACCTTCTTCACATCAATCAGGTAATCCGGCACGGTTCTGATGATCTCGCTTCCCTGCCACACGCTGTGCTCTTCGCGGAACAGGCAACCAACCACACAGTTCTTCATGGCCTCTACCATCAGGTATCCCTTGTCAACGATGACCGCATTCGGATTGCTGTCGCATATCGCTGTGACCAGCCCTTTGAAGCGGGGGTTCGTGGTCTTGTCTGCCTTGATCAGCGGCTGACGCAACACGCAGCGCCAGCGGGGATTGTTGTTTCCGAACCGGATAGCCGCAGAATACTGGGCCGTGAAGTAGTCCTTAAATTCCCCTTCGAAGATGTCCATGTAGATTTCCAACATGGGTCTGCCGTCCTTGGTGTGCGTTTCCTTCGCGTCCTTGATCTGACACACATACCCGCCAGCGGGCAGCTTGCGCTTGCGGCTGGAGCCGCTGAAAGCCTGGGTCGTTTCGTAGTCTCTCGGTAACTGCATCGTTCAATCTCCTTTACTTATGCTTCTTTCCACAGTCCACACACAACTGTTTGCCAAACCGTTTCTTGGTGTACATCACGATGTCGCTGGCGTACCAAATCTCACCGCCGCTCTTGTAGCTGTCCACGATGGGCTTGCCGCAGTCCTCGCACAGAGGTGCGTCTTCCGGGGCTTCTGCTACGTCTGCCGTCGTCGGAATGTCTTCCCCTGCGTAGATGTACAGCCCCAGTCCGTGACGCGCTACAGCCTTGGTCAGAGACCGCTGAATGGCCTTGTTAACGTGGGTGCTGGTCAGTCCGTTCAGCGGGATGCTGTTGTTGCGGAAATCCATGATGGGCAGATACTCAATGTGCTCCAGCTTATAATCGCCGTCCACCAGGGTCACGCCCGTTTTCACCCAGCAAGTGCGCCCGTCCGTGAAGTAGTTGTTCCCGTTCTCCGCTTCGTAGATGGTGTAATAGCTGTCGGGAAACACGCGCTTGAACTGATCCCAAGCCCATGCCCACGACAAATAGGTCAAGCCGTTTTTGGAATCGGTCTTTCCGCTACAGTCAATGGATGCCAGCCGTTCGAATCTGTTGGGCATTAGAATGTGTCACCCCCTTCTTCTTCGGTCTTCTTGTAATCCGTCGGCAAATCGTCGAACAGATGTCCGTAC